TTTTCAATCATTATCTCAAATGCTGACAATCTAATATCTTCTGATTCTGTTAAGTATTCAGATGACATGGTATTAGATGATTCTACATTGCATATACATTCTATTAGATTCTGTTTATTTGAAACCATTACTGGAGGATTATCTGATTGATTGTACTCGAATAATGTATAGATGCTAGCATAGTTTTGATAGTTCTCTACTTTTATGTCAAAGAAAGAATCCCCGCCGAAATATGATGTAATGTCTTTGTATAATCTATATTTCTCCTTATTCAATTTTTCAATGTCTAAGGAGTTTCTAGCTTCTTTTATGGATTCAATTAATTCATTAGCGAGGTTAGGACTTTTTACTTTCTCTTTAGTTAACATTTGGTAGAACGTCAACTCCTGTCTAATCTGTGAATTATTTGAAAAGTGTTTTTTTATAATTGAGGATATTTCATTTATCCCTTCTCCTTGTAATACATTGCTAGTCATTTTTTTCACTAACATTTCAAAAATCAATCCCGTATTCCGGTGCTTTTTGTGTTTTATTTTCTTCATTTTTTATAGTTGTGAATTTCTTATTAAAAGAAATTATTTTAAATAAATATTGTAATGTTTATCTAAATCACTCTAAATCTAACAAGTTATTTTCACTTAGCAAATCTGTGCCTGCTGCTTTTTCGTTTTCTTTAAATGATTTTTCGATAATTAGATTCTTGTTTCCTATACCACTATCAAATTGTCTCCTGAGAGAATTTACTAGTTTTGACTCTAAATTTACCGGATTCTCTCTTTTTCTAGCTTTTAAAGGGTCTCTTTCTCCTTCTAAGTTAGATTTCATATCTCGGTCTCCCATAGAATCTCTACCATTAACTGTGTCATCTTTTGTGCCGAATGTGCCAATTCTCTTAGGTCTTCCTCGATTATCCTCCTTGTCTGCAAATTCTAACTCTTCTCCATCGTCAAATGACATTGCATCTACTTCATTTCCTTTAGAAGCTAACTTTAATGACATCATATCATGTGGAGTACCAAAACTTTGTCCTGATAGTTTGGGATCATTGCCCTCCGTTTCTATTTGAGAGTGTCTAAAAGTAGTCATCAAATCCTCAATAATCAATTCTTCCTCTGTTAATCTTTCTGATTCTGATAATTTAAATAAATTTTCATGTATATATTTCCTAGAGAATAATTTAGAATCTTGCATAACTAAAGCTAAATTCATTTTCTCTGTTAGTATTTCTACCTTTTGTCTTTCGTAAACTAAAGATGGATTATTTAGAGAAAGAGAGAAATCAATCAATTCCTCATTCTTATATCCTTGAGTATATAAGTGAATGATAGCAATCTTATTTAACTCCGATACAATTATTTTCTGAATCCTTTCTATAGTTCTAGCGAATCTAACATCCTCGGCAGCAATCATAGACTTACCTTCCGTGTCTTTATCATACCCTAAAAAAGGCTTAGGAATTTTTAAAGCAGCCATCATTCTATTTCTGACGTACTCGATATCATCCATGAAACCTTGATTGCCTAAACCCGGTAATGTTGTTATTTCACTACTCGCATCTTTTCCTCTAACTGGTAGGTAATAATCCTCTAACATGTTCTGAAGATTAAATTTTAGGTTATAATCTCCTGTTTTTTCATCGACATAAGGGGTTTTCTTCATTGCCGATATAATAGTAGACATGTAGTTATCTACTTCATTAGGCGGAATACTTCCTACATTTATCTTGAAAATTCTTCTTTCCGGAGCTCTCATGATTCTATGAATTAACATAGCATCCTCCATCAAAGTAAGCATTTTAAAAATCTTTCTTGCAGGTTCTATTTGACTTCTACCGTAAGGTAAAAAATTACTATCAGATAATAATCTAAAATGGGCTATTTCATGATAATCTAATTCTTTATTTTTTCTTTCATCATTTCTATATACAATCGGACTCATTTGAGTAGTGTGTAATCCTTCGTATATAAATTTAACTTCATAAGGATTTTCTGGGTTTGTTCCTTCCATCCTTCTAACTTCATAGGCTGATAAAGGGACAACGTTTTTTATACCAAGACCTTCTTCGATATCTAAATACAAATAGAAATCTCCATATTTACATAGAGATCTTGTCCAACTCCATAAGTTGTAATCTATATTTAAGATGTCGTAAAATAAATTATAGAGTATTTTTTTGATATTCTCATTTGGAGTACTAATATTTAACAAATCTCCCTCTACAGACATTACCGTACTTTCGTCTGCATAAATATCCAATGCAGACGCTATGATTGGATCTGTGTCCATGGCTTCATAGTCTGTAAATATCTGTAACTTTGAAGAGTGGAAATTTATGGTGTTGTTGTTAGGAGAATACCCGTATTGCCTAGATGTATGTAAACCAGAGAATCTGTCAGCGTATCCGACTTTATCTTTAGTACCTGCGCCTTGTAGCCTAGAGGTATCAATAACTTTAATCCTGTCTTTTCCGATTCTTCTAACAATAACTTGTGTAGAAAATAATCTTTTTAGTTTTGCCTGTATTGAATTATCCATGTTTTTATTTTATAAGCCAAGTTAAGCTCTCTGATTCATTGCTTCTAGTTTTCATAGACCAAGAGTCATGTACTTTATTTGAGTTACTTGGAGTGTATATCGTTTTTGTTGTATTATTTAGCAAAGACCTAGAGAAACTTAAGCCCAAAGTTTTCATTTTCAAGGAAGTGTCTCTAACCCAAAGTCCAATAGCGAAAGACATAACTAAGTCGTCGTTATATCCATCTCTAGCTTCTGCTTTGTGGTCTTTCCAAACAAAAGTAAACAATTCCTGTATCAATCTCTTACTATATACTATTGGAGATTTTTCTCTATAATATGTCTCTAATTTAGAAATCATTACGGGTCTTGTTTTTGTAGAAGTAGTAAATCCTGGAACCATGTTATCCTTAAGTAAATAGTCTTGATTTATGTTAACATGTACATCAGGGTCTACAAAAGGATCGTTTCTGAAAGTATAATACAGATTTTGATATCCTAAATCTATAATAGTTTGTAGAACTGCCCAGCCAACATACGCATTCTCAATGGCGAGTAAAGCTCCGTTGTATTCAGAAGCTATACTCATTAATAAATGTCCAAATTCGGTGGTGCCAATCATACTCTTAAATTCTGCAACTTGTTCTAATGTTTCTATATTTAAAACATGAAAAGCAGAAAAGTCAGAAGAATCTCCCCTAGATACATCTGCACATACAACATAAGTACAATCACTTTCAGGATACTTCCAGACCCATAAATCTCCAGTCTCACCTCTTTTTTCTATTGGATCTTTTACGTAATTATTCTCATACCATACTAAAATACTACCATCTACCACAGTATGTCCGGATGTCAAGAAGTCACCATCACATTCTTGGGCTGCTGCTTTTTCTCCTAGTAATATGTCTTGTTCCTTTCGCCACTTCCAATCTCTTTCCGGATGGACAGTCCATGGTAAAAATATAGAAGTAAAATCTCCCCCATTTAAAGATTCCTGCCAAACTCTATGAAATAAATTACCTACTCCATTAGGTGTGGATAATAATATACAACTACCTCCCGTCGCTAATGTAGATTGTGCAGCTGTCCAAATTTCTTCCGAATTAGAAATGTGAGCTGCTTCATCTATAACTAGTAAAGACAATGCTTCAGATCTTGCAGAATCAGGACTTGATGATACTGCTTTAACACTAGATCCATTATTTTTAAATCTAAGCATCATTTTATTGTCCTCCAATGTCTCTTGTTTTAGCCATGAAGGTAAAAAATCATGCATCAATCTAATCTTATGGACTAAATTTTTTGCTACATCTTGTTTGGTTGCAATAATAAGAACTTTATACCCGCTGTTAAATATCATACTATGCAAAATGAATGCAGCTGATAAAGTTGATATTCCTAACTGCCTTCCTTTGTTTATGATAATATACCTTTCATTATGCATCTTTTCTAATGTGGTCTCTTGAAATGGATAAAGACCAAATAATATACGTCCTTTTGTAGGATGCTCTATTTTGCAGTATTTTTTAGTGAAATAAGTTGAATCTTTTGCACATTTTTTATACTCCTGAGCTATTGCTAGTTTTACTTTATTTGTTGACATCTATATTTAAATCTTCTTCTTTTATATTATATGTTCCCATGATATCATCTCTTAAATTATTAAAATCAGATTTAATCTTATCTAAAAATGATTCTTTATTTTCAATTGACCATTTTTCAATAGATCCGTCTGCATGAGAATATCCCATGTTATCAAATGATCTTAATAAAATTTCTACTTCTTTAGATGCCTCTTTTAAAAATGATACCGCATTCTCTTTCTTTTTATCATGAACATAAGTATCAAATTTTCCATTTAGCTTCAAGTCTGCTTCATATTTTATTGTACATTCCAAACATCTTCCTGTCTTTTTTCCTAATTTATAATCTGCTTGACCGAAAAGTTTGCCTTCACATGTATCTAAACAATTAGGAAATTTACTTATGCTGTCTAATTCTTTTAGTATTTCTCTAACTCCTTTAGATCTTTTTACTTTATATCCATCTCTTTGTTCCCATTCGGTTACATGACCCATAGGTGAAACATCTTCCCATATATCTCCTACTTTTCTTATTTCGGAATCTTCCTTCTTTCTATATCCTACAGTTGTCCTATTCTGGGTTTTGTGTTCTCCTATTAGAAGTTTTTTTACCGCTTCTACATTTCTTAATTTACTCATAGTTTTCTCCTTTTTCTAATTTTGTAACTCTTTTAGTTAAATCCTTTATTAAATCATATAATTCCTGTATAGCTTTTAGATTATAAACCGAAAGTTTATCATAGTTAACAGCTAGAACTCCTTTTTGTCCTTCTATCTTAAACTCTTTTAATAAACCTGTTTTAAGTCCGTCGGTTATATCTTGAGCTATAATACCTACTTCTTTACCCTCTAAGTTAGATGGAATCCTATGAGATGAAGATGTTTTATTTACTTCTAAAATAACACCTTTCATTTCATCTGTATTCCAATTATAATTAACAGGTTTTATCGTATATAGTTGCTCTAATACAGAATCTATTTCCTCTATATCTTTTTTTAGTCTCCTATCTGAGAATGCTGGAAATGGACCTCCTGATGAGCTTCCTTTTTGCCCTTTCTCTCCTTTGAATCCGGTTGGACCGGGAGGGCCCGGAGGGCCGGGAGGGCCGGGGTCTCCTGGCAATCCTTGTTCTCCTGCTCCCGTAGGACCTATTGAACCTTGCGGACCGGGTCCGCCGGAAGGGCCGGGAGGGCCGGGTCCACCGGGAGGGCCAGTAGGGCCAGGGGTACCTGAACCGGTTGGACCGGTAAATCCTTGAGGACCAGTAGGGCCAGGTCCTCCGGGAGTACCTGTGCCAGTAGGGCCGGTAAATCCTTGAGGTCCGGGTCCACCACTAGGTCCAGTAAATCCTTGAGGTCCGGGTCCACCACTAGGTCCAGTAAATCCTTGAGGTCCGGGTCCACCACTAGGTCCAGTAAATCCTTGTGGTCCGGGTTCTCCGGTAAATCCTTGAGGACCTATACCTGCTAATCCAGTAAATCCTTGAAATCCTTGGTTGCCTTGCGGGCCAGCCACAGAGCTTGGATTACCTGTAGGTCCTTGGTTGCCTTGCGAGCCCTGAAAACCTTGAGGACCGGGAGCTCCCGGAGGGCTTATTATACTAGGTCCTTGTCTTCCTTGAAAACCCTGCGCTCCGGTAGTGCCTTGTAGTCCTGTTGGACCTTGGTTTCCTTGAGGTCCCGGTCCGCCGGGTTCTCCTGTAGGGCCTTGAAGTCCTACTCCTGACAAACCTGTAGGGCCTTGATTACCTTGTGTACCTGCTGTTCCTTGAAAACCTGTAGGGCCTTGATTACCCTGCGCTCCAGTAGTACCTTGTAAACCTGTAAGTCCTTGATTACCTTGTTCCCCTACTGTTCCTTGGAAACCCGTAGGTCCTTGATTGCCTTGAGGTCCTATATCCCCTTTCTGACCTTTGTCGCCTGTTAAACCAGGTTGGCCTTTAAATCCTATACTTCCTTTAGTCCCTTTATCGCCTTCACTTCCCTTATCTCCTTTATATCCTTTATAGCCAATTTCCCCTTTACTTCCTTTAAAATCTCCTTTAATTCCTTTATCTCCTTTAACTCCTTTATCTCCCTTACTCCCCGTAGGTCCAGGAGGACCTATTTTAGAACTTGGTATAGGAGATGGACTAGGAGCAAAAATTCCTATATTTTCAGGAGATGACATATTATGTACTAACACATCTTCTACAAAAAAATTTTCATTTTTCTCTACGCTTAAATTATATACAGTACTAGATGTTGCGTATGAATAAATATTAGATATCTTTTCATAGGATAGTGTTTTATAATTAAAGAGTTCATCGTTTACAGATAAATCTTTAGCTTTTTTCCAATATTTATCATACCATCCTTTAACGTAAAATGGATGTTCTTCAGTACATTGTATATTATTATTTATAACATATAAATAATTTGATTTTCCTACATGTTTATATATTATAGTATCTTCTTGTAGTGTTTTATTATCTATGTTATAAGACATAATTGATTGACCTACTAAAGCTTCCTCTATTGTTATGTAAACATTATTCAATGTTAATATTTTAGTAGACGGAATAAAACAAGTTGGGCCTACTGATCCTGAAAATCCTTTGTCTCCTTTGTCTCCTATTTCTCCTTTATCTCCTACACTGCCCTTCTGACCTATAGTTCCTTGTAGACCCGTTATGCCTTGATTACCCTGAGGTCCTTGATTACCCTGAAATCCGGTAAAACCTTGTAGTCCTTGATTACCCTGATTACCTTGCGGTCCTTGATTGCCTTGGAAACCTTGTGTACCTACTATTCCTTGAAAACCTTGTGTACCTACTGTACCTTGTATGCCCTGTATTCCCTGATTACCTTGCGGTCCTTGGTTGCCCTGCGGCCCTTCTACAGAACTTGGATTACCGGTAAGACCTTGGTTTCCTTGTGGTCCTTGATTGCCTTGTGTGCCAATTGTTCCTTGAATACCTGTCGGACCTTGATTTCCTTGGAAACCTTGAGTTCCTACTGTTCCTTGAATACCTGTCGGACCTTGATTTCCCTGTAAGCCTATAGTTCCTTGTAAACCTATTGGTCCTTGATTGCCTTGAGAGCCTTTGAAGTTTCCTTTTTCTCCTTTCGGCCCTTTTTCACCACCGCCAGCTATAGAAACAAATCCTTTAAAACATTCTCCAAAAGTTATTTCTATAGTATTTTCGTCTATGGCAGTATAATTTTCGGGGATAACGGAGTTCCCGTCATAGGAGTATATAGTAAATACAGGGTATTGTATTCCTGTACCGTGGTTAATTGTAATAACATTACAACTATTTAAAGAACCAGTAAATACGGTATCTCCTAATTCACCTTTAGACCCACTTATTCCCTTAAGCCCTTCCTCCCCCTTCTGTCCTTTGCTTCCTTTAAAATTTCCTTTTTCTCCTTTGTTACCCTTTCCGGAGGAGCTAGCTATTAGAGCTTGAAATGCGGGGCTACTATTGAACGTGTTTATTAAAAGCTGTTCGTCAATAGTAACATCAACATTAACTTTAACTCCATAAACACTTGTAGAAAAATTAGCAGAAACTCCGTTAGCATTTAAATATTCTATTTCAAAAATATATTCAGTATCTATTTTTGCTATTGGTAAATTATCCAATGGAATATCAATACAAAATTCATTAGGAGTTCCTCCGTCTGATGCACTTGGAAATATATCAATGTCAGAAACATTCCATTGCCCTGCATTTATAATAAAATTAGGCTTTATATTATCTTCAGATGTGGCTTTAAATGTAAAAGTCTTCTTTATTTCAGACTTATTATTACCGCCTATTAAAGATCCTAAGAAAGTACCAAAGGAGTTCTTTTCCGATGTGCCAGATGGGGATGATGCATTTACCTTATTTATAGATAATGGAGATTTTTCTACATCCGGTCCTTGAATGTATATGTCAAGTTGTGGAGTTTTTCCATTAGCGTCTTTTTCGGAAAATGCAGATATTTGTACAGTATATTCAGTGTTAGGAACTGATTTGGATAAGAAAGAATCTTTTACTGTTATATTTACTACTTCGTTTTCTTGCTTATTGTGCTGTACGTCTAAAGCGTTTATTATATTTCCGCTGTTGGCAGATGTAGTTACCCCTCCAGCACCTAAGTTTTGATAAGATGAATTTTGCTTCCTGAACTTATTAATATCAAAATAGCTAGATATGTCAGAGCTATCCTTTATATTTCCTACTTTCTTATTCTCTATACCCCCATTAGCAGAAAAATCATAAGAAGTAG